TCCGGGGGCGTTGACCTCGTACACGAACACTGCCGTCCCGACCGTCTCACGCACCTGATCGCCCGCCCGCGGGAGGATCGGGCCATCGCCCAGGTCCAACTCTGCCGTCCGCACCAGGAAGTCCCGCGACTCCACGCGGTGAATGAGCCCCGCGTCGTCGGCCTGCTCGAACTCGGTCTTGCCGATGGTGGCCTGGACTTCCTTCTCGTCCGTGCCACGCCGGTAGAGGACCGGGCGCGAGAGGTGCTGGTGACGCTGGGCGTCCAGGAACGCCGCGCCGCGATCGACCAGGTCGCCCACGGGTGCTCCTTATTGCTGCAGCCGGATGCGTGCGGTCGTGTCGGCGTCGGCTGCTGCACGCACAGCCTTGCCGATGAGCTTGTTCGCGCCGGCGGCCGCGTTCTTGGTGGCGACCTTGTTGGCCGCGTCCCAGTAGGCCAGCGTGCCGACGGTGAACGCCGTGCCCGCCCCGGCGGACTTGGGGAAGTCGAAGACCCCCTGCACCGCCAGCGAGCCGAACTGGCCCGCCTTGAGCTCCGTGCGCGTGGTGCCGACGAGCTCCCCCTGCACGACGACCGCGCCCGCGGGAATGTCCGCCACCGCCGTGTAGTCGATCGCCGCGCCATCCTGAACGAACTTGGTTGTGGACACTTGAGTACCTCCTGTGCCGGGCTCTCCGCCCGGCTCGATCCCGATCCCGCCTTCGAACTCCACCTGCTCCGGCATTACGCCTCACCCTTGGCCTTCACGCCGCCGCGCGGGTCCTGCAGCGCCACGCCGAAGTCGTGGTACCCGCGCATCTGGATGCCCAGGCGGTTGAAGGTCTGCTCGGCGGTCTCGATGGTCGGCGACTCCTGGCCGTTGAGGAACGCCATCTCGACCACGGGCAGGTCGTTCGCGTCCGCCAGCAGGTACCACGCCTTGGTTGAGTTGCCGCCGAACTTGGGGTTGCCCAGGTAGCGGCTGACCTCCACGCGGAACTTGCCCTGGTGGGGGTTGGTGAGCGGGTACTTCGCCCCGGCGGTGTTGTCGCGCAGCTCGAGGCTCTTGAAGAGCTGGCTACCCATCGCCGACAGCGCCGTGGGGACCAGTAGGATCTGCGGCAGGACCCCGATGGGCTTGCCGTCGGTGTCCACCTGGTCCATGAAGGCGACCTCGGCCTTGGTCAGGCCGTCGACTCCGAGCGCGGTGTCTGCGCCGGTGACATAGTTCTTGTTGGCGACGCTGAAGAACGCGGCGTTGTTCATGAACGCCGACCAGAAGACCTCGTTGATCGTCTTGCCCGAGCCGGAGCCGAGCTTGCGCGGCACCGAGGTGATCGCGCCGAGGTCGTCGTTGTAGATGTCGGTGCGGTCGATCGCCAGCATCAAGGCGTACGTGTCCGCCTTGTTGGAGTACGACTCCTCACCGAGCGTCCCGTGCTTGATTTCGCCGCCGGGCGCGACCTTCTCGTACCCGTCGTTGCCGGTGAGGCGGTAGCTGGTGACGGTCTTGAAGTCCGTGACGCTGCGGACGGCGCAGATGTTCCGCCACGTGCGCTCCACGCTGTAGAAGCCGTCGAGCAGGAACTTGTTGGCGACCGTGGACAGGATGCCCGCGATGCTGATCGTGCTGCCGCCGACGGACGCCTCGATGCCGCGGCCGAAGGCGGCGTCCATCACGCCCTGCCAGTCGCGGAACGTGCGCCCGGTGTAGCCGTTGGCCCAGGCCGCGTGCAGGAGGAGCTCCTGCAGGCCCAGCGTGCGACCGAACGTGCGACTGGCGGCCTCGAGGTCCCGCTCCTCGCAGTGCTTCTCCGGGCTCTCCATGCGGCCCGACAGGATGCACGCGGCCTCGAGCACCTTCTGGGTGACCGGGCCGCGCCCGTGGGACTGGATCCCAGGGGCCTCCGGAGCCTTCGGGCGGCTGGCGCGGAGCACCTCCAGTTCCGTGCGCGTGGCGTCCCACCCGTCGCGGATCGCCTGCGACTCGATCTGCCCGTGCTGGCCGGCGCACAGACGCCGGATCGCGCTGATCCGGTCGGTCTCGGCGGCCATCTGGGCCCGCAGGTCCATGACTGGGTTGCTCGGATCGCTCAGATCGGGCGCTCCCGCCGCCGCAGCACCGGTAGCCGCCTGCACAGGTGCGGCTGTGGCGTCACCCGAGGCCGCGATGCTGGCGGTTGTGCTCCCGTCGGCACCGAGATCGACGAAGCTGATCTCGCCGAGCGTGGCGCGGCGGACGATGTTGAGAGGGCCCTGCACCTCGCGGCCGTTGACCGTGGCGGACTGGTTCTCGCGGAGGAACTCGAACGCCTCGACGCTGGTTCCGACGGAGGCCTGCCACGGGAACCCGTTTCGGGCCGAGGCCACGACCTCCTTGGCCGCGTGCGTGTCGCGGGATACCACGCCCGACGCCACGAGCTTGCCGTCCTCGACGGTGACGGCGCTGGTGTGACCGACGCCCGCGGCGGCATCGTGGCCGAAGCGGATCGGGCGGGACTGCGAAGGGATCGCCAGGCCCGCCAGGTCGATGACGACCGGGTGCCGCCAGCCCGAAACCTTCATCGGCCCGCCGGTGTACGCGACCATCCGGAACCGCGGGAGCGCGGCGCCACCCCCGGCATCGCCGCCCGCCGCGGCGATGAACTCGAACTCGGCCTCGGCCGTGAGCGACAGGCTCTTGTGGGACGGTGTGTCGGCATCGGCCGTCTTGTGGGCGCGGATCACGAGCGGATGGTCGTTGAAGGCGATGGTGTCAGACGGCATGGGCTTCGGTCTCCTGTTCCTCGTCGCGCCCGGGGGCGGACTCTTGCTGAGCGATCGCGGCAACCGGGAGCCCGAGCTCGGCCATGAGCGCGAGTTCCTTGGCCCGCTGGCGGAGCTCGTCCTCCCAGTCGCGCCCTTGGCGGGCGTACTCGTGGGCGAGCGTGGTGGTGTGGTTGGTGAGGCGCGTGGCCTGCGCGCTGGCTTCCTTGGCCGGGTCGACGTGCTCGACGCCATCCCAGAACCAGGTGTGCGGCGTCGCGGCACCGCGTACCCGCATCGACTGCGGGAGCAGCCCTTCAACAAGCGCGGCTTCGTCGAGCCATGCCTTGAGCAGGCGGTCGAGGACCGCAAGCCGCAGGTGGTGCTGGTCGACGCGCAGGCTCTTGAAGTACGTCTGGTGGTCGAGGCGGCCGCTGGCGTAGTTGTACCCCGACGAGTTCCCCGCCGCGACGTTGAACGGCATGTTCAGGCAGCGGGCGATCTCGTTGAGGATCTCGCGCTTGAACTCGGCGTAGCTCGTGGTCGGCTGCTCGGCGTGGACCTGCCCGAGCTTCCAACCGCCGGGGAGCACCGTCGCCATCCGCTTCTCGAGCTCGACCTCGTCCATCGGCTCGAGCGGATCGGCCTCGCCGTTGGCCGGCGCGTCGGTGTAGAGCACGGCGGCGAAGTCGGCGGCGGTCTCGGCGGCCGCGATGACGGCCAGGGTGTACCGGCGGAGCTGCGCGAACAGCGGCAGCGCGGGGGTGATGTCCGGGACGCCGCGCAGCTGCCCGGGCCGGTCGGGCCGGAAGTAGTGCAGCACGCTGCTGGCCGGGAGCGTGTCGAACGCGGGCTCGGCACCGGCCCCGGGACCAGACCAGTTGTTGGCCTCGCCGGGGTGGTGGCGCAGCACGCGATACGCGGCGGGGAGTCCGTAGGCGTCGAGAACGATGCCGTCGGCCTCGCTCGGCACCGCGCGAGCGCCCCGGGTCCACGGCAGGTGTGGCGATGCCACCTGTTCGGGCTCGATCAGCCGCAGGTCGAGCTTCACAGGCGAGTCGATGCCGGGGCTGCTGACCAGGAGCCCGAACGCCTCGCCGCTCTCGGCGCGCGCCATCCGCATGGTGCGGAGCTTGCCGGGCAGGTCGATCGACGCCGCCCACGCCTCGAAGAGCTCCTCGACGCGCCGGTTGGCCGTCGCGTCTTCGGTGAGCATCTGCAACCGGGGACCGGTGCCGACCGTGTCGTTGGCGAGCGTGAGAACGATGCCCTTGG